CATGAATCCTTAGGTGATATATCACCTAAGGCCTATTTAGAAAAGATGAGATTAAAAGAAACTATTAAAGAAGCAATTTAAACCAAAAAGTCTAAAAGGGTGCTGTACTAAAACGGGGATTTCGACAATACCTTGCAGTAAAAAATATAAATAATCAATACCTATATAGAAACTACATTCATACTTTATATAGAGATTTTAAAGTAACACTGGATATTAATACGATATACACTTCAATAATAAATACATCTTCATATATTTTCGAATTGAAGGGAACTAGATTAGATGTATTTTGCAATTCTGTTAGAGCAATAATCAATAATCTCCAACAATTCAAATCAAATACAGAAACATATTATTCATTACTCATATCTCAGCTTTCAAGAGATCAATTAGTATTACTTTTTATATTCTCATTTTCAAGATTTTCAGATAAACAATTTGTTGAAAATCTTCTAAAATGTAAAATGTTCTATTATTTAGATCTAGCTGATTTAGTTATCTTTAATTCAGTTGATTATCGTGAGAAAGAAGTTTTATGGAATGAAATAAAAGAATTACAAAAATATTATATAATAGATTAATTTAATTGACCGCCATCTTTTTGGTTTATACAAAACTAAAAATTGAAAAATGAAAGATTTTGTAATACCAAAAGACATTGAAAAAGAAGCTTCAGAATATATGAAAGATGTTCTGGAACAACTAAAAGAAAGAGGTGTAATGGAGAATGTTGATACTGCTGCATTAACTATGTTAGCAAGGAACTATTCAACATTTATAAGAGCTTCTAAACAAGTAGAAAAAGATGGAATGATGATCACAAACAATAAGGGTAATCTAGAAGCACACCCTATGATCAAAGTAGCAAAAGATGCACAAACACAAGCAATGAAAGTAATGGTTGAATTTGGCTTAACTGCTAAATCCAGAAAGAAGTTACCTTCTATGGATAAGAAAGATGATGATTCTCCTTTAGAACAGTTTGTAAAGAAGAAAAAAGTAGAAATTGAAACTAGATAGTATGAAGAAGTATTATCAATATGCAGATGATGTTATTAATGGAAAAGTTATTGCTGGAAAGACAATTAAACTAGCTTGTAAAAGGTTTTTAAATGATCTTCAAAGGGATGATTTAGTTTTTAATGAATCTGTAGTTGATGATGCTATTCAGTTTATCGGAACATTAAAACACTTTACAGGAAGACACTCTGGAAAGGCATTTATACTAGAGCCTTGACAGGAATGAATAGTTGCTAACATTCTTGGTTTTTACAGGAAAGATACTGGAAGAAGGAGATTCACCAGTTCTTATATTGAAGTATCCAGAAAAAATGGCAAAGCACTTAGTTTAGATACTCCAATTCCAACTCCAACTGGTTTTAAATCAATGGGTGAACTGGAAATTGGAGATATTGTTTTAGATAGAAATGGTTTACCAACAACAGTAACATTCGTAACTCCAATACAATATAATAGAAATTGCTTTAAGCTAACATTTGAGGATGGTGAAGAAATAATTGCAGATGCTGATCATCAATGACAAATAAAGAAAAAAGATGTTGATAAAGAATTAGTATTAACAACTAAAGACTTATTAAACTTTAAACACCTTAGAAAAGATCAAAAAGGTACTGAATATAGATATAGAGTTCCAGTCAATAAACCTATAGAACTTCCAGAAAAAGAATTACCATTAGAACCATATATTTTAGGATTATGATTAGGAGATGGAAGTACTTCAAAGCCCGATTTTACAGTTTCAAGTTCTGACTTACAAATGTATGATTGTTTAGTTCCTTTATATGGAGAATATAAACTATATCATAAAAAGGGATCTGATTCATTTAATGTATCATTTGCAGGTGATAAAGGGAAAAACAATTCTAAATTAAGACATAAATTAATTGAAGCTGGAGTATTCAAAAGCAAACACATTCCAGAAATCTATTTAAGAGCTAGTAAGGAACAAAGACTAGCATTGTTACAAGGATTAATGGATACTGATGGTACTGTTTCAAGTGCTGGACAATGTGAATTTGTACAAAAGAGTATATTGATAGCTGATGGTTTTTGTGAATTGTTAAGTACTCTAGGAATAAAATATAATAGAACTGCTAAAATTCCCAGATGTAATGGTAAAGAATGTGACGAAGTACAAAGGATAACATTTTATACTGATAAAAAACTCCCCTGTTTTCGACTTCAAAGAAAATATGACAGGTTAAAAGAGAATCTAAATAAAAGAATGTTGTACAAGTCAATAATTGATATTCAACCTATTGAATCTGTTCCTGTAAAATGTATCTCAGTTGATAATCCTGAATCTCTATACTTATGTGGAAAGAGATTTACAGTAACACATAATACAGCACTTGCAGCAGCTTTATCTCTTTATTTTTTAATTGCAGATGGTGAAGATGGTGCAGAAGTATTACTTGCTGCAAATTCTAAAGAACAGGCTAAAATCTGTTTTGGTATGTGTTCAAACTTTGCAAAAGGATTAGATCCTAAAGGTAAATATCTAACAACTTACAGAGCAGATATCTTATTTGATCTCACAAAAAGTAGTTTAAAGGTTCTTGCAGCTGATGATACAAAGCTTGATGGATTCAATGCTTCATTTGGATTACTGGATGAATATCACGCTGCTCCAACATCTAAAGTTAAAGATGTTATCAAATCATCAATGGCTATGAGAGAGAATCCACACTTAGCAGTTATTACTACTGCAGGATTTTCTAAAGAGAATCCTTGTTATCAGGACAGATCAGTAGCTATTGAAGTTCTTAATGGACTAAAGAAAGATGATGAATTATTTGCTGCAATATTTTCAATGGATTCAAATGATGATTGAAAAGATCCAAACAACTGGATTAAGTGTACTCCCAATCTAAATATTACTGTAAAGGAAGAATTTATAAAAGGTGAAGTTCAGAGAGCAAAGAACAATCCATCTGATGAAGTTGGAGTAAGAACTAAAACACTCAATCAATGGTGTGATAGTGCACAAGTATGGCTTCCAGAAGATTATATTTTGAAGTGTACTAATCAAGTAGACTTAAATCAGTTTAAAGGAATGGCTTGTTATATCGGAGTAGACTTAGCTGCTACATCAGACTTAACTGCTTTATGCTTCCTAATTATTGATAAAGAAGGAAAATATCACTTTAAAGTCCATTACTATCTTCCAGAATCGGCACTCAAAGAAAAGACTGATAAAGAGCTTTATAAATACTGAAGATCTCAGGGAATACTTACTGTTACAAGTGGTAATGTTACAGACTATGATTATATAACTAATGACATAAAAGCAGCTTCTAAAATTGTCAGTATTCAGAAGATCTATTATGATAATTGGAACTCTACACAATGAGCAATTACTTCAACAGAACAAGGTTTACCACTTGAACCATATTCTCAAACAATAGGAAACTTTAATAAACCTACTAGAGAGCTTGAAAGATTAATCTTATCAAATAATGCAGTAATTGACAATAATGAAATTACTAGGTATTGTTTCAGAAATGTAGTATTAAAGTCAGATCATAACGGTAATGTGAAACCTAAGAAACAAGTAGAAGGTAAAAAGATAGATGGAGTAATTGCTATACTAATGGCACTAGGTGGATATTTAACCAATCCTAGATATAAAAACAGAATAATCACAATATAATTATGGGAATATTTTCAAAAAAGAAACCAGCACCAATAGAAGAAAAAAGAAGCAGCATATTTGATTCTTTGATGTATTCTGGTTCTGGTAGTTATACACAAAATAAAGCACTACTTCTATCAGCAGTTTACAGATGTGTAGATGTGATAAGTGATGCAGTAGCTCAATTACCGCTTGAGCCTTATCTTATAGATGAACAAGGATACAAGTCAAAGTTTATAAATCACCCAACATACAATTTGCTCAATTATGAACCAAACTCATTAATGAGCAGATTCACTTTCATAAAAACACTAGTAACAAGTGTACTACTTAAAGGTAATGGATACGCTTATATTGAAAGAGAAAAGAATGGTGATGTAAAATGATTAAGATTTATAGAAGCAGATCTAGTAACTCCAATATATGAAGATGGGAAACTTTCTTACAGTATTACTGGAATGAAGACTTTGGTTGAACCAATAAATATGATTCACATATTGAATTTTAGTTATAATGGAATTATCGGAGTATCCACATTAACACACGCAAGATTAACATTAGGACTATCTACAGATTCAGAAGCACACGCTGCTGGATTCTTTAAAGGTGGAGCAAATTTAGCTGGTATTTTAAAGGTTGAAAGTTCACTTACTGATGATCAAATAAAAGCTTTAAAAGCATCTTGGCAAACAGCATTTAATGCTTCTAATGGAACACCAAATGGTGTTGCAGTTCTTGAAGGTAATATGTCATTTGAACCTATTACCGTAAGTCCATCAGATGCACAATTACTGGAAACAAGAGAATTTAATGTAATTGATATTTGTAGATTCTTTGGTGTATCACCTGTTAAAGCATTTGATCTTAGTAAATCATCTTATTCAACAGTTGAAGCTACACAATTAGCATTCCTTACTGATACAATTGCTCCTATGCTGGAGAAGATTGAATTGGAATTTAAGAGGAAACTTTACAAACCATCAGAGAGATCTCAGATTGATGTAAAATTCAATTCTGCTGCACTTTTAAAAGCAGATAAAGCATCACAAGCAGCATACTACAATACTTTATTCCAGATCGGAGTTATTTCACCTAATGAAATAAGAAAGGAAATTGATCTTCCAGCATTAAAAAATGGTGATCACACTTTTGTACAGGTTAACACACAAACCTTAGATAGAGCAGTTAATCAACCAAACACTTCAGAAAATGACACAAAGAATTTATAAAGGAAGTGATGTTAAACTCAATATTTCATTACTTGATAAAACTGGAAATCCTTACAGAGTAAATGATGTAAATTATTTCAGTATAAAATTTTATACAAAAAGTATAGAATCATCTATTGAGTGCAAATATGAAAATGAAGTATATACTGGAATAATTGCTGGAGCTATACAAGATTCAGCAATACTAAATTCAGTAGAACTGGATCAACTAGAAAGAGGTTTATTAAAATACTCTTACCATATACAGGTAAGTAATACAGCATTTTCAGATGGTATTTATAATGAGATAGTAGAAGGTACAACATCAATTTATCTAGCATAATATGGAATACACTTTATCACTTTCTACTGAGAATGAATATAACATAGGGATTACAACAGAACAGGAATTTGATATTGAGTTAGAAAGAAGCAGTATTGAGATTGAGCAACAATTCTATGATCTAAGTATGTATGCTCTAAAGAGTGAAATTCCAGTAATACCAGACCATAGTATTTATGCTTTAAAAACTGAGATTCCTAGTCTTTCTTCATATGCATTAAAGACTGAAATACCATCTATTGATGGACTAGCTACAGAGAGCTATGTTGATAATCAGATTGAAAATATCCCTACCATTGACTTAACAGATTATGCACTAAAAAGTGATATACCTTCAGAGGTAGATTTATCTCCATATGCTTTAAAATCTGAGCTTCCAGAAATTCCTGATCTAAGTGGTTTTGCTCTTAAAACTGAGATCCCATCTACTATAGGATTAGCTACTGAAACATATGTCAACACTCAAATAGAGAATATTCCAGATGTTGACTTATCAGCTTATGCTCTAAAGACAGAAATACCTGCTGAGGTAGATCTATCTGGTTATGCTTTAAAAACAGAGATTCCTATAGTTCCAGATTTAACAGGATATGCATTGAAAACTGAGATACCATCAACTGCTGGATTAGCAACTGAAACTTATGTTAATTCACTTGTTGGAAATATCAATTCAATTTTGGATTCAATTAATGGAGAAATAATATAATGGGAACAACAGCAGACAAACTTAATAAGTTACAGATAACCAAAGATGCTATTAAGCAATCAATAATTAATAAAGGAATTGCTGTATTGGATACAGATACTTTTGCATCATATCCTTCAAAAATTGATAGTATATCATCTGGATCTACTGAATATATAGATTTAGAGAATTGAGCAAATGAACTATTGGATAATTCAATATTAACTGGAGAACTATTAATAATCAGAATAATACTATCTACAGATACTACTCCTTTAATTGAAGACTTAACAACTATCTACACTAAATCAGAGGATCAATTCATTTTTAGTGATGCTCCAACAACTGTCATTACTGGTAAACACATCCATAATTGGGATACATCAAAAGATATTCAATTAGGTAATAAGAAATTCAGATGAATAATATCTAGTCCATCATCAAGACCTGCTGCACTTACTGCTCCAAATTTTTATACTGTTTGTTTAGTAGTTAGAACAAATGGAGTGCCTGATCCAAAATCTCTAATGTTAAGTGATTTATTCTCAAAAGATATGAGATTTCTGGAGACTCTAGATATGGGTGGTTTATGTATGGGTGACAATACATACTTCTATTTGAGAGAAACATATTCATTGAACACCATTAAGAACTTCCACTATTACGATACAAACAACTCTCAAAGTAGTAATAATGTGTGCTTAGTCAATTTGCAACTAGCTTCCAATGCAGTAATTAGTAAAAATCTAGATATTCGTAATGCAAAGTATTTAAGCAAAGCTAGTTTACTAGATATTATAAATCATTTAGCTCCAGTAAATCCAACACAATATTTTGAAATGGGAGCAACAAACTTAGGAAAACTTAGTGATGCTCAGAAAGCTATTGCAACTTCTAAAAATTGAACACTATCATAATGGAAACTACACAATATATAACTGTGGTATTAACTGCTACAGAAGGAAAAACAATAACTAATGCTACTCATAGCATTCTTGCTAAAATAATTTATCTGGGAGTAAATGATTCACCTGATAATTATTTTGAAATATCAGATGAAGAAGCAGACACAATCAGAACCAATAGATTAGTACTAGAAAATGAAACACTTTACACTTAAAGAACTTACAAAAACAAAAACTGTATTGGATAATACTCCTTCAAAAGAAATAATAGAGAATCTAACATACCTAGTAGAAAATCTTCTTGATAAAGTAAGAGAGGAATATGGAAGTCCAATAACAGTAAATAGTGGTTACAGAAGTCCAGAAGTTAATAAAGCTGTAGGTGGAGCTAAAACTTCGCAACATCTTACAGGTTGTGCAGTTGATATTACTACTGGAAGCAAATCTGAGAATGAGAGATTATTTAACATTATAAAACAATATGAATTTGATCAGCTTATCAATGAGCATAATTTCAGTTGAATTCATATCAGCTTAAAGAAATCTGGTAACAGAAATCAAATTCTAACAATCAACTAAAATGAAAAGATTTTGAGTCTTATTATTAGGCTTACTTATCCTTAGTTGCAGTCCACAAATTACTGAAAAAGTAAGGACTGAATACATAGAAAAGGAAGTTCTAAAAGATACAATTGTATATGTAGAAATTCCAAAAGAGATAATTATCAATAAAGTTAAAGATACTACTAGTCAATTAGAGAATAAGTACTCAGAAAGTACTGCCTATGTTGATAGTAATGGTTATTTAAACCATTCATTAAAGACAAAAGATCAAAATATACCTTTCAAAATTATCTACAAAGACAGGTATATAACCAAAACAGATAGTGTAGTAGTTATTAAACCAGTTAAAGGTGATACAATTACTAAGGAAGTTGTTCCAAAGTGAAGCTGGTACTCATTAGGGATTTCTGTACTTGTAATTGGATACATTATATCTCAGCTTTTATCAAAGCTAAAAGTGGTTTAATAAATCAACCAATTACTTAATACATATTATAAATGAAAGAATTACGAAACTGTAATTTAGAAATTAGAACTAGTCCAGACAGTAGGTGAGTTGAAGGATACGCTATTGTATTCAACAAAGAATCCAAAGATCTAGGTGGTTTTACTGAGGTTATTTCTCCAGAAGCAGCTGATGGAATTTTAGAAAAATCTGATATTCTCTGCTTGTTAAATCACAATGAAGATCGTGGAGTATTAGCAAGAAGTAAATATGGTTCTGGAAGCTTAGAACTATCATTAGATGAAACAGGCTTAAAATACCGCTTTGAAGCTCCAAATACAGCATTAGGAAATGAATTACTGGAAGGCTTAAAAAGAGGTGATATTACTACTTCTTCATTTGCATTCACTATTGAAAATGACAAATGGGAAAAAAGAAGTGATGGTAAATATCTAAGAAAGATCAACAAGTTTAAAGAGCTGTTCGATGTGTCACCTGTGTATAGACCTGCATACGAAGATACTTCTGTAAAAGTTTGCACTAGAGGACTTGAAGAATTAAAAGAAGCGGAAAAAGCAGAATTAGCAGAATACTTCCAAAACCTTAAAAACAAACTAGTCTAATGAACACCCTAGAATTACTCGACAAAAAAGAACTTCTTAAAAAAGAAGCAGAAGCACTTATAGCAAGTGCTGAAAAAGAGGTAAGAAAATTAATTGATCCTGAGCAATCAAGATTTAATGAGATCACAAATGAACTTACAGAGATAGATAAACAAATCAGAGATATCGAACAATCAAACAAAAAGAATTTTAATAAAATCAACAAACCAACTATGGAAAAATTTTCACTATTAAAAGCTATTAATGATGTAGCTAACAACAGACAACTAGATGAGAGAGCACAAGAAGTAATTAATGCTGGTATAGCTGAATTCAGAAAAGCTGGTCAGAATTGTAGTGGTCAAATCATACTTCCTATGGAAGAAAGAGCTAACATCCAAGCTACAGTAGCAACAGCTGGACAAGAGAATGTTGCAGAAGATAAACTAAACATTTTAGAACCACTAAGAAACAACTTAGTACTTACACAAGCAGGTGCTACTTATCTTACAGGTCTTACAGGTAATGTTTCAATACCTGCATATTCTGGAAGTAGTGTTCTTTGAGCAGGTGAAGTAGCTGGAGCTTCTGATGGAGCTGGTACTTTCTCTGAAGTAAATCTTGAACCAAAAAGATTGACAGCTTATATTGATATCTCTAAACAATTCCTTATTCAAGATTCAAATTCAGCTGAACAAATGCTGAAGAATGATATTGTAAACGCAATCAAAGAGAAACTGGAATCAACAATCTTTGGTAAAGATGCTGGAACTTCAACTAAACCAGCAGGTATGTTTGCAACTGCTCCAACAATTGCAGGTACTCCAACTTATGCTTCAATCGTAGATATGGAAACAAGTCTGGAAGAAGCTAATGTTACTGGAAACAAAGTATTCATTGTTCACCCTAAAGCTAAAGGTGTTCTTAAAACTACTGAAAAAGCTACTGGTACTGCTAAGTATCTGATGGAAGGAAATGAACTGGAAGGTTACAAAGTACTCGTTTCAAACGGTGTTGCTAATGGACTTCAAACTGGTGCTGATGAAGCTGGTGTAGTATTCGGAAACTTTAATGACTATGTAATTGGTCAATGGGGTGGAATCGATCTTACAGTAGATCCGTACACACAAGCAGCTAACGGTAAAGTTAGACTTGTTATCAATGCATATTTTGATGCAAAACCACGCAGAACTGCTTCTTTCGTAACTGCATCTGTAAAATAACAACCAATAATTAAATGCTATGTATATCACACTAGAACAGGTTAAGAAACATCTCAATGTAGATGAAGAATTTACATCTGATGATTTATACATTCTCGATTTAATAACTGTGTCAGAAGATGCAATCTCTAGGCATTTGAACATAGCATTATCTGAATTAGAAGCAGGTGGTAAAATTCCACCTGCTATAACTCACGCTATGTTGTTAATGGTAGGTAATCTATATGCTAACAGAGAGCCTGTATCATATGGTATAATGGCTAAAATTCCATTGTCATATGAATATTTAATTGGCTTGTATAAAAAATACTAATATGAGAGCTGGATTACTAACTGACACAATTAGCTTTTATTCAATTTCCAATACAAAAAGTAGTTCAGGTGCTATTATTAAAAACAAAACTCTTGTGATAAACTCCAGATGTCAAGTATTAAAAAATACTGGTAAAAATGGAGTACTTAACTCAGAAGAATTTAATAGTAACTTATTAGAAGTTAAAGTGAGGTATAATCCAATCATTAATGAAACACTTATAGTATTGCTAAGAGGTAAAACATATAAGATTGAGAATATATTTCTCAATAAAAAAGATAATAGTTACTCCATTTCACTTAAAAAGGTAGATGAATAATGCTTACAGTTAATGTTATTGATATTGACAGAGTTCATTTTGCTATTTCAGAATTGAGGGATATCGACAAGAGTAAAGCTATAAAAGATGGACTAAGAAAAGCTACAAGATTTCTAGTAAATAAAGGTCGGGCAAACATAAAAGTAAGCAGATCTGGTAATCTATATAAATCAATGACTAATAAAGTCAAAAGAAGAAAACTAGGAGCTTTAGCTGGTTTTGGTGCTTTAGGTAGACACGCACACTTGGTAGATAGCGGCACAACAAAAAGGTATACCAAAAAGGGATATTATAGAGGTGCTGTAAAAGGAAACAAATTCTGGGAACAAACAATAGATACTAACTATACAACAGCATTAGATATACTTTATGATGGTATTGAAAAGGCTGTTGACAAAATAATGTTAAGAAATGGCAAGTAAATTTAGAATCGGAACAAATATTAGACAATGATTATTGGCTAGTACTCCAATAACTGAAAAGGTTGGAGATAGGATATTCCCTATTGTAGTGTCGAAATCCCCGTTTTAGTACAGCACCCTTTTAGACTTTTTGGTTTAAATTGCTTCTTTAATAGTTTCTTTTAATCTCATCTTTTCTAAATAGGCCTTAGGTGATATATCACCTAAGGATTCATG